AGTCAAAACCATGCTGACGTACAACCCCACCGCCGGCGGCACGTCCGGTTCTTTGATTGGCGCATACACTCCCGGCTCGTATGTCGGCGTGCTGTTGCGCGGATCCATCGGCGTGCTGTGCAACGTGGGCACTCCATTTGCCGCAGGTCCCGCGTATCTGCGCAGCATTTTTAACGGCGGCATCCCCGCTGGCGTGGTCGGCGGAATTGAAGCCAATGCCGACGGCGTGAACAGCGGCATTCTCAACGCCATCAACGGCCTGCCCGATGCGTTTTTCAAAAACGGCGTGATCGACGCCAACAAGGTGACCGAGCTGACGTTCATCAACCGCATGGCTCCGTAAAATTTTCAGTCGTACTGGCTCCGTGATTTTTGGAGGGGACAACATGTTGAGCAAAATGGTTCGCCGCGAAACGGCTCTCGACGCGCGGCGGTTCTTCGATGGAATGGCCGGACAATGGAGCTATGGCGCGTTTCATGGCCCCAGCCGCGAACCGCGACGGCAAGCCGCCATGGATGCCGTGGAGTTTTGCGAAAACATCAACTTCGCCTTCGACGCCGCGTCGGGCGCAGGCTTGGCGTTTCTGGCGTCCATGCTGGAACTGCCCGAGGTGAAGCTGGTCGAGCCGCTGGCTTCGGTCACGCACGCCCGCGACATCCCCATCAAAACCGGTGGCGGGTATGTCGAGGAACTGTCCGCGTGGGCCGCCAACTACGGCAGCACCGGCATGAACCAGTACGGCTTGCAGGAGAACAAAAATCTCGACATCGGCATCGTGCAGGCGGAAGTGCTCAAGGGCCTGTGGCCTGCGTTCATCTGGGCGCAGACCCAGCGCATCAGCTACATCGACTTGCAGAAGCTGATCGACTCGCGGCGGCAAGGGATCCCCGCGCCGTACTCGCTGCAAGCCTTGCTGGACACCGGCTTGCGGTTGATCTGGAACAAGGCCCTGGATCTGTGCTGCTACTTCGGTTTTGGCGGGATGAAGGGCATCATGAACAACCCGCTGATCACCTCGGTGCTCGCGCCGGCGACCGGGACGGGTTCTTCTTCGTTGTGGTCCACGAAAACCCCCACGCTGATCCTCAACGACATCAACCTGGGCATCCTCACCTGTCAGCAGAATTCCGGTTACGCCACGGAAGGTTTGCCGGACACCTTGCTGGTGGACTACGGCCACTGGTCCATCCTCAATCAGCCCATGACCACGGGCGGTTTCAATTCGGTTTTGGAATACGCGTTGATGAACAACGTGGCGCGCCGCCAGGGCGTGGACTTTGAAATTCTCCCGCTGCCCGATCCATGGATTGCCACGCAAGGCGTCGGGGCCACCAGCGAAGGTTTGTTCTACCGCAAGAACGATGACTGCCTGTATCTGAAGATCCCGCAGCCCATCCAGAAAGTTTTCACCGTACCGTCCGTGCAGAGCGGCGCGTACGAGACGCTGTTCATGGGATGCATCGGCGTGCCGCAAATTTTGCGGCCCACCACCATGCTCTACATGTACGGCTGGTAAAAGGAGCAGAACATGAGCACTCCGAAAACTCCGGCGACGCCCAAAGAGCCGCCGCCCGTCAGCGTGATTTGCGAGCGGTCCATCATGTTCCGCTCAGAGGCGCAGATGGTCGATCCGAACAAACCGGCAGCGGCAGCGGCCAAGCCGTACGTGCAGCCGGGTCGATCCTTCATCATTCCAGTGAGCCCCAAACCTTTCGAAATTCCCGGGTGGGTTACCGAGTTGCCGGAATATCAGGATGCCATCGACGCAGGCGTGCTCACCGAGTGGCAGCCGGCCGCCAAGTCCAAGCCCGCTGCTGGTGGGCAACAGGCGCATCCCGGCGGCGGTGGCAGTACCGGCCCGGTCAAGGTGCCCAAGAGCGATGAAGAACTCGAAGGCATGACCAAGGTGGAGCTGGTGGATTACGGCGAAACCATCGGTCTGAAACTGGACGCTCGCCAGTCCAAGGACGAACTCATCGCCACGATTAGCGAAGCCCAAGAGGACATGGGCAAGAAGTAGTCCGCGAGTTTCTAATTCACTGCCCGTAAGTTGACGATTTCCTTGTCAATGCTGGCGGCGGGGTGTTTGCGATGGGTTCGTTCGGTCAGCCGGATTGGAATTTGTGGCTCAGCACCGGGCCGTGGGGCCCGTCGGTCGACGACAGTTGCTACATCCCCGCCATCGTCTGGCTGGCTTCGAACGTCGTCGTTGGCAGCAACCCGCCGTACTACATCCAAGACTTCTACGCGGCCTATCCGAAATGGGCCGGCACGCCCTTGGCGATTCCCGGCGCGACCACCACCGCGGGATCTCCCAGCATCACCCTCGCCGCGTCCATTCCCACCGGCACGGCCGCCGGCTTCCCGATCGCCGGTCCGGGGATTCCGGACGGCGCGTTGATCCTGTCGGCTTCGGGAAGCAACATCACCTTGACTATGCCGGCGACCGCCAGCGCGACCGGACAGCAGTTGACCACCTGGCCGACGCCCACCGTGCCGCTGCAAATCATTCTGGCGTACATCACCCTGGCTTCCGCGTGTCTAGTGCAAGAGCGCTGGCAAGACATGTGGCCACTGGCCATGGGCTTGTTCGTGGCGCACTACCTCACGCTCTACGGCTACACCGACCTGCCACCTTCGGGGAGTTCCGCGACCATGACCCCGTACCAGATCGCGCTGCAAGGCTATGCGTCGGGAATCATGACCAGCAAAGCGGCCGGGGATTTGTCGGTCGGTTACTCGGTGCTCTCCGGGTACGGATTGAACAACTGGGGCGCATGGAATTTGACGACCTACGGACAGCAGCTCGCTACGTTGGCGAAAGTGGTCGGCATGGGTGGGATGTTTCTATGGTGAAGGCCAGCATCTCGGTAACGAAAAAATCCGGGCCGCCGGTGGGCTACGGCGATCTGGGCGGGATGAATGTGTTCGTGGGCATCCCGGCGCGCACGCGCTCGCGGCGCGGCGGAAAACTCAACAACGCCGAGTTGCTGTTCATCCACACCAAGGGTTCGCCGCTAAAATCGATTCCCGCTCGGCCAGTGATCGAACCGGCGATCGAAGCCAATCAGGAGTTCATCAACAAGGAACTGGGCAACGCGGTCAGCGCCGCACTGGCCAACGATCCCGAAGGCGTGAACGCCGCACTGAATCGCGCCGGCATGGTGGCCGCGAATGCTTGCAAAGCATGGTTCCTTGATGCGCGCAACGGATGGGCTCCCAACAAACCGGCCACCATTCGCCGCAAAGGTTCGGAGCGGCCGCTGATTGATACCGCAGCGATGCGTCGCGCCATCACCCACGTGGTGACTGGAACTTTCCGCAAACGTTCCGAACCCGACGAAAAGGAAAAGCAGCGCAGCGAAGAAGAACCGGAAGAAGCGCCGGAAACCAAGGCCGCTCGAGCGCAGGGTGAAGCGGCCGGGGAAAGTCTCGCGGAAGATGCCGCCGAAGCCGCGGAAGGATTGGCGGAAACAGCGGAAGGAATCGCCGAAGCCGGGGAGTTCTTACTCTAATGCCACTCGATCTCAGCATGGTCGCGGCCGCGCCGGACTTGTCCAGTAGCTTCACCATTCTGCGCAGCAACGGCGGGCAGTGGGTCGGTGGCGTGTGGCAGGACACCTTCTCGCCGATTTCCATGTACGGTCCGGTGTCGATCGCCAGCCCGAAAGATCTGGAAATGATTCCCGAAGGCGATCGGCCGAGTTCGGCGCTGGTGTTCTGGACCACACAAATCGTTTATGAAACGCAAGGCCCGGTGGCCGGACAGCACGGCAAAGGAATTTCCAGCGACATGATGCAGTGGAACGGCTTGAACTACCGCATCCTGCAAGTCGCTGAACGGCCGATGAACGGGTACTACCGCGCAGTGGCCACGCGCATGTTGGCGGACTGATGACCGGCAGAGCGATTAACTACCCCGACGGATCCACGCTCACTTCGAGCGCGTACACTGCTTCGCCCAATGGCGGAACGATTGGTGCGTTCCTGCACCCGATTCTCTTGGGCATGATTGGCCAGGCCATCTACGACCCGAACTCGCCGCTGGTGCGTTTCACCTGGCCCACGGTTGGCGCGCCGTATCAGGATATTTTCGATGACATCCTGTACGTTTCCTGCCTGATCAAAGACGAGCCCTACGACAAGATCCGCGAACAGGATGACCAGAGCGGCGGCACGGTGCAGTTGCCGCCCACGCTCACACCGCTGTTCAGCGACAATTTCACGCCCAACCGCAATCCGCTGGACCCCAGCAAGTGGGCCACCGGCACGGATGGCTGGGGTGCTTTGCAGGCGCTCAACGCCATGGCGCAAAGCAGCCCGGTTGGTCCGGGTCTCTCGGTTTTTGTTGGCGGGGCGCTGCCCGGCAACCAGTACATGTCCTTTACCGTCGGCATCGTTCCGCTGGACGGCTCCAGCATGGGCGGCGGCATCTTGACCGATGCGTCAGGTGACCCCGGTTATCTGCTAATCATTTACAACGACTCCGGCCAGCAGCTCGCACTGTATGAGAACTATGGAAACTCCGGGCCGGCACTGTTCACCATGCCGGTGACGGCGAATGTCGGCGACACGTTCACGGTTGCGAGGCTGGATGGCGTGCTGTACGTCTGGCAAAACGGTGTGCTGTTGTGGAGCGGACCGCAGAACCGATTCACCAGCGGCGCGCCTTTCTTGTGGGTAAACAATGACCTGGCGAATGACGCGGCCATCTCTTCGTTTGTGACTGGCAGCGTGGCCGCCGGCACGGATCCCATCAACGAACTGTGGAACTACACCCGCTGCTGGACCATTCGTTTTGTGGCTTACGGTCCCAACTCTTTGGACAATCTGCGCGCCGTGCGCAGCGCCATGAGTCAGCCGTACTTCACCGGCCAACTCGCGCTCGGGCAACTTTTCCCGGTCCCGGATTCTGCCGCGCCCACGCGCAATCCGGAACTGCACAACGCGCAGTGGTGGGAGCGCGCCGATTTGTCGGTGGACATGTACGAGTGGGTCAGCGAAGCCATCACCCGGCAAACCATCGCTTCGGTGGAAGTGATTGTGGAAGAAAGCATCGGCGGAATCGTGGCGGATATCACCGTGCCACTGGTCGGACTGCCCAGTCCTCCGGTTCCACCCATCGTGATTGATGGCGGTGGCTTTGATGGCACCGGCGGCAAAGGATTCAGTCCCGACGGAGGCAGCTTCTAATGGCTCCGAAGAAAAGACCGAAACCGAAAGCGAAAACGGTGGCGACTCCGCAACCGTTCGCCACTTCGGAAACGCTTACCACCATTCAACTGCGGCGCGGCAACGAAGCCAACTTGCCGGCTTCAGCAGCTTCGGGTGAACCGCTGTTCTGTCTCGATAGCAAAAAACTTTTTGCCGGCATGGGCGACGGCACGCCACCCGTAGAAATTGCCAGTTCGCTGGGCGGTGTGCCGGTGGATGAAAACCCTCCGACCGATGGGCAAATCCTCATCTATGACCACGCCGAGAATGCCTACGCTCCGGGCGATCCGATTGTCAGTGGACCGGATGCGCCAGGTGGTCCTCCGACCAGGCCGCCAGTGCAAATCGGAGTGGTCGATGGGTCAGGGAACGTACAGCGTGCCAGTGGCACCAGCGGCGGCGCACAGAACGTTGTCGGCGTGGTCTCGGTCTCGAATCTTCCCGCAACGCAGCCCGTGAGTGGCAGCGTGGCAGTCACCAACTTGCCAGCGACGCAGCCGGTTTCCGGAAGCGTGGCCGTCTCGAATTTCCCATCGCCGCAAGCGTCCGCGTCCAGCGCGGAGACCAGCACGGTTTACAACGGCGTGACCGCGCTCACGCCGCAGTTCGTCAAAATCAGTGCCAGCGCATCGGGCAACAACAACGTCCTCGCGGCCGTGAGTAGCAAACGCATTCGCGTGCTGCGCTGGGACCTGACCGCTTCGGGCGCGGTCAATGCCAAGTTCCAAAGCAACGCGGCGACGGATTTGACCGGGCTGTATTACTTCGCGCAGAACGGCGGCATCGCGGCGGGATTCTGCCCGGTGGGAATTTTCCAGACGGGCGTGGGCGAAACCTTGGACTTGAATTTATCGGCGGCGATTGCCGTCGGCGGGGTGCTGACGTACGTGACCGTGTGAACTATGGGCATCAATTTCAAACAAGGCGCGGCGGCCATCTTTAACCTCACGACGTTTCCCGGCACCGGGAACCTCACGTTCAGCGCCGGAAACGTGAATGGTCGGTACATCGTCGTCGAAGTTTGGGGACAAGTCACCAGCCTCGATGCCACCACGGGCGTGACCGATACCGAAGGGAATATCTACACCCGGTTGGGAACCATCAACCCCAACGACCCCAACAACTCTAGTTTCCACACCTACTGGGGCGCACCCGTCACGCATGGCAGCGGCGCGCCCAACGTGGTCAGTGTGGCCTATGTTTTTACGGGAGCCATCACGCGCATCGAAGGATTTGCTACCGAGTACGAAAATGTGAATTTGGCCGCGGCCTATACGGGAATTTTCAACAACGGGCGTGCGACCAACAACGCGGCCATCACCTACAGCCTGACCATGCCAGCGGGCGGCTACATCGTCACGATTTCCGGACGCTGCGCCGGCGGCGTTTTTTTCTCGCAGATTACCGGCACGGACCGCAGCGGCACCAACAACAACTCGCAGTTTTCGGTATGCGACCAAGCCGCGCCGAGCGCGGGAGCCAATACAGTCAGCAACGGTTGCAGCTCGCCGACGGGTTGGGGCATGTCGTCGATCGGGCTGAACCCGGCCTTGGCGTCGAGAAAACCACTGATAGGGGTGGGCATATGAGCAAACAAATTATCGTGATGGGCGTGGGCATTTCCAACGGCTTGTGGGTGCCGTCGGATTGTCTGTTCTGGTTTCCGATTACTTCGGGCAAGCAACCCGTGACCGCCGGCAGCGCCTGGAGCGGCGCATCGGCGGCGGAAAATCAGGCGATTCAAAACGGTTCGGTGCTGGAAGAACGCACCACCATTCAACTGCCGTACAACAACGACGCCAACGCCAACGAAATTTCCCTGCTGCAGTATTGGACCAATCGCAACGCGCAAATCGCTGGACGCGGCCCGACGCAAGCCATGGGCACGTTCTACGACCCGGCCGGCGGCGGTTGGGTTGCTGGGCCGCCGACGGTGCTTTCAGAAAAGGAACCGAGTAAAGGAGAAACACCATGACCGCAGTAGCTGCTTTGCCGATTTCTGACATTATCCAAGTCAACATCAGCTCGCCCACGGGCATCGTGGCCGCTCGACAGTTCAACCAAGTTTTGATTGTCGGGAATTCCACGCATATCACGGCGGCGGTGCGCCTGAAGCAGTACGCCAGTCTCGCGGCCATGACTGCCGACGGATTCCTGAACACCGATCCGGAGTTCATCGCCGCAGGTCTGTATTTCGGACAACTGGCCATCCCGCAATTCCTGTGGGTCGGTGTGCAGGTCGCCACGGCGATCAGCACGGCCATCCCGCACGGCGGCACCAGCGGCACCGGCTACGTGGTCGGTGACGTCGTAGGCGTCACACAAGGCGCGGCCACGGGCGGTTTCCTGACGGTTAGCACGATTGGCGCTGCGGGTGCGGTTACTGGCGTGATCGTGGCTCCGGGCACGCAAGGCAGCGGATATTCCATCGCCGCGAGTCTGGCCACCACCGGCGGCACCGGCACGGGTTTGACCGTGGACATCACCGCCATCGGCGAAACGCTGTTGCAAGCGGTACAGGCGTGCGTGGCCGTGAACAACAGCGGCTGGTACGGCTTCATGTGCTGCGGCGCGGTCGCCGCCGATCATCTCGCGCTGGCCGCGTACTCCTCGGCGAATTATTTGACGCTGCTGTATTTCGGTTCGACCGCCGACGCTGCGGTGCTCAACAACGCGCCTTCCAATATTTGTTCGCAGATGAAGAACCTGAAGAGCGTGGCGCTGATGAGCTACAACAGCACGCAAGGCGGGCTGTTCCCCAACAACGTTTACGCGGCGGCCGCGTGGATGGGCTTGTATTGCGGCATGGACACCATGCTGGCCAACAGCGCGTTCACCCTGGCGCTCAAGTCCATCGCCGGCGTCGCGCCGGAGCCGTTCACGCAAACGCAGTACAACAACATCACCGGGAACAATTGCAACGTGGTGGCCAATTTCGGCGCGTACGTGGGCATCACCTACACCGGCGTGCTGGAAAACGGTTTGTTCTTC